TACACCTGTAACTCCAGTAACACCAGTTACTCCTGTAACACCAGTTACTCCAGTAACACCAGTAACTCCAGTTACTCCTGTAACTCCAACACCAGCAGATCCATGTGCTGATACAAGCCTTCTATCTTCTTCTCAATGTGGTCAGTGTGGTTTAGTTTGGTCACCAACATTTGGTGAATGTGTTGAACCTTCAGTAACTCCACCAGTTACTCCTGTAACTCCACCAGTTACTCCTGTAACACCAGTTACTCCTGTAACACCAGTTACTCCTGTAACACCAGTTACTCCTGTAACACCAGTTACTCCTGTAACACCAGTTACTCCTGTAACTCCTTGTAGTCCAAATGAAGGAAATGCATGTTCTGGACCTGATGGATGTGCTGGAACAATTGGATGTAATGGATTATGTACATGCCCATCAATTGACACAATTAATACAATCAATACAATCAATACAATTAATACAATTAATACAATTAATACAATCGACACAATTGATACTATTGCTACAATTGCTACAATCGACACAATTGATACTATTGCTACAATCGATACAATCGACACAATCGACACAATCGATACAATCGACACAATCGATACAATCGATACAATCGATACAATCGATACAGGCGGTGGTGGCTGCCACTTGGCGGGTACAAAGATAATGATGTCTGATAGAACTTACAAAAATGTAGAAGATCTGGTGGTAGGAGATGAACTGTTATCTATCTCTATTCCATCCCTGCTAGACACAGACTCACTAGACTATCTAGGTACTTGGTCTACAGATACGCTGGACAATTCGTCATTATCAACAACCACAGTTTCAAACATTACTCCTTCAACCTATAATGAGCACTATGTTATAAATAATAAACTAAAAATAACATATGAGCACCCAATTTTAGTTAAGAGAGATGGAATTTGGTCATTCAAAAATACTGTAGAGGTGTTGGTCGGAGATATGATCGTGAATTCAGGAAAAGAAACTGAATTGGTGGAATCAATAGACTATATTCAGAATGAAATGGCCCAGGTGTATACCCTAGACACAGAAACCCATGATGTCTATTTTGCAGACAACGTGCTTGTACACAACTTTTCCGAAAAACTGTAATTTTATTTTATCATGCACGGCAGCCAATCAGATAGACATGGTATAATTAATTTTATGGATAAAGTTGAGTTAGATGACAAAATTGTTGTATATAGTAATTTTTTTGACAACCCCATGTCTTTTGCAGAAGAAGCAGACATTATTTTTCAAAAATTTCCTAAATTAAAATACAAGTTAGCAACCATAAATAATCACGAATATAATCCTGAAATTCGGTCCTGCAAAGTTTTTTCTTTAAATACACAGGCATTGAATCACGATGTTGTTTTTGGCTTAGGATCGAAAACAGCAAAAAATTTATTAAATAAAGCAATTAATAAGAAAACATTTGAATGCATGAATGATTATTTTAAAACATACAACTTTTCTATAAAAACTAGAGAAAGTTGGGAACTTCTTGAATATGAAGAAACTCAAAAATTGGCCTGGCACTCTGATCATGGAGATTCTCATCCATGTCAGGTATCTTTCGTATATTATTTTAATGACGACTATACTGGAGGAGAGGTTGAGTTTAAAAACTATATAGGATATCCATATAAGCCAAAAGCAGGCGACTTGTTAATTTTCCCTTCATCCCCAGAATATATACATAGAGTTCTTCCAATAGAATCTGGAACTAAATATAATGCAATTTCGTTTGCAAAGTAAAGATAAGGATATATAAAAAATGGACCCTATACAAAAAATAAAAGACATAATAGAAACAAACAAGGCTTCAGCGGTCAACCCGTCAGATATTATTAATCCAAACACAGAGTGGGTAGACGAATCCTTGTTTAATGAAAGATATTCTATTTGTAAGAGTTGTCCAGAACTTATAAAATTAACAAAACAGTGCAAAAAGTGCGGATGCTTTATGGCTGTAAAAAGTAAAATGAAATTAGCATCCTGTCCGTTAGGCAAGTGGTAATGAATAAAAAAGAATTAGTTCCAGGAATTGTTGTTTATTCTAATGCCATAAATTACGATGGATCTTTAGTATTTGATATAGAAGAAGGAATGTCTAGTGCAAAAATAGAGTGGCAGTTGGCAGGAGTAAAAACTGGGGACGAAGAGGTTGAAAATAACAAAGAACTTAGAGATACTTATGTAGTTCCAGTTCCATACAGCGATACAGAGATTAAAGAGTTTGCTGGATTTCAGGGTGCATTTTCTTCCTCTCTTTCAAATTTATTCCTTGAAAACCTTGGACCACTGGAACATGACTACAAGTTGAATTATGGACTTTCTACAACCTGGCACGACCAATACAGCATATTAAAATATGGAGTAGGGCAAAAGTTTGTAAACCATGTTGATGACCATAAAGATTACCACAGAAGGATGTCAACGATATATTATATCAATGATGATTACGAAGGTGGAGAGATAGTATTTCCACGATTTGGAATAACCTACAAGCCTGCAGCAAACGACTTCCTTATTTTTCCGTCAACATACGTTTATAACCACTCAGTTTTACCAGTAAAGTCTGGAGAACGATATGCTGTAGTTAGTTGGCTAAAGTGAAAGTTGCATGGATAACACTTACAAGTGGAAGAAAAGAGTATTTGGAAAAGTCTAGAGATTCTTGGTATAAACTTGTTGTTGGAGAAATAGCAGAAGAAATAATAATAGATACATCTGGAGATAAACAATATTCTAAGTGGTTATCTGAAACATATAAGAATGCCAAAATTTTTTCTTTAGCAGAAGAGTTTGTTTTAGGAAAAACTTGGGACAGTGGAATAAAAAAAGCATACGAGTATTTTTATGATATTGCAAAAACTATAGATTGTGACTATATTTTGCACACAGAGGATGATTATGTTCTTTTAAATGAGATCAACATTAAAGATGTTTTGGACATCCTTAATTCGGACAATGATATATGTCAGGTTCATTTTATCCGTCAACCCTGGACAAAAGATGAAGAGGATGCTGGAGGTGTCTTGAGACACTGCGAAAAAAATGGATTTAGACTTACAGAAAAAAATAATAGCAAAGATTACTGGGTAGAGCATAGGTCATATTTTACTTTCGGCCCAAGTATATATAAAAAAGATATTTGCTATATTGAAAAAAATTTACACTCAAATCCAGAACTAGCCATAACATATAAAATATTTTCTGATTTAAATAAAAAAACGGTAACTCTGGGGAAAATAGATGATGCTAACATAGTAGAGCACATAGGGGTGATCAAAGGATGATAGACAGACTATCTTGTACCTCTATTACTCAAGAAGATTTTTTAGATTATAGTTTTGATTCTATCTCTATCAATAATTTTTCTATAAGAAACGATGACGGCCCAGTAACTCATATTCCTGGAGAAACATATTTGTTCCCAACATACTCAGCATACGGACATTCTTTAATGGATGTTTACGCACAGTTTAAAATTTTACAATTAAAATATAAAAAAATAAAGCCATTTTTTTATGAAGATGGTTTTCACGGTCATTATTTTAGAGAAAACAAAGTAACCATAGATCAAATGGATTCTCTTGGGTACAAGCATACAAGAATATTTAATATTTCAATTGGCAACTATTCTTTTGAAAAAGTTGTTTTATTTTTTGATATGAATAACACATTTCCAGAAGAGTTTTATGTAAACAATGGGGCAACTAGGAGTTCTCACTATTTCCCATTTTGTGACTGCTACAAAGGAACAGAGCCTTGTGGAGAAAGTGAATATTTTAAGTACAACTATCTGGCAATAGACATGCTTAAAGAAAGTTTTAAAGATTTGTTTAGTTCTAATAAAACAGAAAAGTTTTTTATTTCAAGAGAAAGATATAATAGGAGTTATAAAAAAGAAATAGAGTATTATTCTAATAAGGAGTCTTTGTCAGACGAAGAAAGACAAAGGCTTATATGGGCAAAGGCTAGGTCCACTCCAAGAGAATCAGAAATTCAGAGCCTCTTTGAAAAAAATGGATACAAAATTGTCTATGCAGAAGATTACACTTTATTTGAACAAATAAAGATGTTTAGTTCTGCAAAAGCAATTGCAAGCATTTCTGGAACAGGGCTATTTAATACCTTTTGGTGTGATAAAAATACAAAAGTTTTTGAAATTTTATCATCCGTAGGATACAAGTATCACTATAAAGAATTTGCAGAATATTCTGGCACGGATCATGAATATATTGATGTCCAAAATCTTTCACTAGAAGATTCTCTAGAAAAAATTGAAGAAGCAATTAAAGAAAATAAAGGATTAAAGAAAATGTTAAACTTTCCAGGAATAGATATGGGTCTTGTACAAAAAGCCCGTGATGAAAACAGAATTCATGTTTTTAAGAATGCTTTTGCAGATTTGCCATCTTTGGATACCTTGATGTCTGTTGTTTCACGGTATGTTGAAGAAGACTTGCAAAAGTTTCCAGAGAGATCATATCTTTTAAGTGATTTTGTTGAAGGAGAGTCTTCTGACATGAGACTTAAGTGTAGATTTTGGTCAAGGATGGCTTTTCAACTTTACGATACAGAAGATACATACATGTCAATAATACCTGAGTTGGCTCCAGTTACAGAGTGGGCACTTTCTCATTACCCTGCAGATATTTATACTGGAAACTTTGGCTTGGTGTCTTTAATGAAAAACAGAGGTGTCGTTGGAAGTAAGCACAGAGATTATGTTGATCAGTTCCAGTGGGTAGTTAAAGGTGAAATGATTTGGCGCACAGGAGAAAATCTAGAAAATGAAACCCGTGTCGTAGAAGGAGATTTTATCTTTGTTCCCAAAAATCTTGATCATGAGGTTGAAACAATAAAAGCCCCAAGAGTAGCGATAAACCTTATTTTAAGAAACTAAAAAGCACCTACAGTTTTCCCATAGGTGTCTTTAGTTCTTATAATTTACTTAGGAAATTTTGACATCCAGGACTTAGTCCTTGGAGTCATGCCCTTCCAGGCAATCCAGTTTTCTCCACCTTTGCTCATGTGGTATGCAATCTGTGCATTTAGTACTGGGTTAAAAAGTTCAGCATTTGAAGATAACTCAAACTTGTCTCTGCGATCAGGACCAAGGGAGTCAATCATATTAATCTGGAATATTCCATATGAGGAGTCTCCAGTGCTTTCGTTTCCATTAAAGGCAAATGGACGACCATTAGATTCCTTCTTTGCTACAGCCCAAGCCTCAACAAGGTTTTGTCCTTTGAAACCAACAAGGGATAGCATTTCCTTTAACTCTAAATCAGTAAGAGATGTCTTGTTTGCAAAACTCTCCAACATTTTTTCCTTAGAAACCAAAAAAACCTCTTTCGAGGTCGTTTCCGCTGGCTGAGCCTGTTCAAGGCTAAAATTATTCTTCGTATTTAGTTCTGGGGTAGCATTAGCAGCATTAGAAAATACACTGACAAGTGCTACGATACTGAGTGTGCTAATGATCTCTTTGTTTCTTTCGATAAATTTAATCATAGTTTCCTCCTTAGAAAACAATAACACCCTGGTAGGTGTTACTACCAAGTATAACATAATTTTGAGCCAAAAGTCAAATCTGGGTGTATAATTATTTTATTATGACTACATATGACTTTTCTGCCACGGGAATTAAATATCCCCTTGAAACCTCCCCAGTAAATGTACACGGAGATTTTAAAAAATTAGCAGAATCACTTGACGCAATTCTTCCAGCATATGGAGTATCGTATTTTCAAATTGATATAAATAATAATAGCGGAGCAACAATTAATGCAGGAGTCCCAGTTTACGCAACAAACGGAAAAATAAATGGCAAGGTTACAATTGCAAAAGCCCTTCCATCAACAACTGCCCCAATATTGGGATTACTAAAAAATAATACAGAAAACAACTCAGACGGAATAGTTGTAGTTGCTGGGGTTATGGAAGGGTTAAACACTTCAGGTTTTGCTGCAGGACAAACACTTTATGTAGGAACATCTGGAGGACTAACAAATGTTAGACCATCAGGAGGATCAGCAGCAGTTGGAATTTGTGCTGTTGCAGATAATGTTAATGGCATAGTAATTGTAGAGGCAAAAGGAAACGGTACCTGGGGAGCACTCAGAGACGGTTTGTCGTGATATAATAACAATATGGCAACCTTTAGAAATCAACCCACAGATTCTTATGCATTAGGTGCAGCACCACCAGAAATTCGCTGGACTGTTGTTCGTGGAGATTCTGCAGCATTTCGTGTTTATGTTACCAACGATGCAAGAGTTCCTCTTCTTCTTGAAGACTGGGAAGTTGCTATGGATATTTATAGACCTTCTACTGATGATGTTATTTTATCTTTGTCCCCTGAGCCAATTGAGTTTCAGGATGAAGAAGGAAGTTTTACAGTTACTTTAACATCAGCGCAATCTCAACTTCTTGAGACAGGAGACATCTTCGACATACAACTCACAGAACTTTTATCAGAAGGCAGAGTTTGGACGGTAGCCAAAGGCTCAATGGTTATTATTGAAGACATAACTCAATAATGCAAACAACACATCAATTAGCCCACGGACAAATAAAAGAACTTGATTCAAGATCTATTCGCATAGATCACATACAGCCAAAAGCAATAGTTCTTGAGTTATTGCCATTTAGGGTTAAATTTACAAATGTAAGCGTTTTTGGATATTCAAAAACAAACCCACCGCCAATCCCACTACAAGTAATTGGATACAGCAACTACATTCTTTAATAGTATTATTAAAAGGGATGATATAATTACGGCATGGCTAAAGTATCAATTCCAGCAGTTAAGAGTCTATTCCAAACTGGAGATAGACCAACTCAAGAAAACTATGAAGATTTAATCGATACCGCTTCAGCACAGGCAACAGACCTTGGCTCAGCAGGTAACAATGAAAACACAATCACTGGTATTGAGAACGTAACTGTTGTTGATAACTTTGACGCTACAGTTTGGCGAATGGTCAAGTATATTGTTTCAATATCAAAGACCTCTGCAGGGGACAACAAGTTCTATGCAACCGAACTAACAATTCTCGTTGACGGTACAAATGTAAATGTCAGCGAATACGGAACAATCGACAATGATGGGAATATTGGCACCATTAATGTCTCTCGCACTGGAAATACCGTGGCCTTAACAGTCACTCCAGATCCTGCGATCAAGCCAGTCACAGTTCGTTTCGCACGAATTGGACTTAAGGCATAACTAAGGAGATATAAAAAATGGCAACAGTAAATAAAGATTTTAAGATTAAGAGTGGACTCGTCGTTGAAGGCCTACAAGGTACAATCAACGGTGAGGTAATTCTTACAGAAAATGCAGGAGATCAATACATTCTTGATTTGATTGGTGGAGAAACACTAGTCAAGTCAGTATCAAACCAGTTTGATGTTTCAGCAGGTGGAGAACTTTCACTTGATCGTACAGTAGTAGATGCTTATTATGATGCAGCAGGTTCAGCAGACGATGCAGAGACAGCAGCAAACTCTTACACAGACACTCGTGAAGGTCTAATCACAACCGCTTACGAGGCATACGCTGATCAAGCAGAGGTAGATGCTAAGGCTTACACAGACACTCGTGAAGGACTAATCACAACTGCTTACCAGTCATATGCTGACACAGCAGAGCAAGATGCTAAAGACTACGCAGATGACTTGATCAATGATGCATCAAATCTTTCAACAGAGGTTTGGTCAGCATACAAGACAGCAACAGAAATTAGCGTTGCTCAGACAGCAGCAAATGATTACACAGATGACAGAGAGACTGCAATCACAACTGCTTACCAAGGATATGCTGACACAGCAGAAGCAGATGCAGTAACAACTGCAAACGCTTACACAGATGCTGAAATTGCAGCACTTGTAGATTCAGCACCAGAACTTCTTGATACACTCAATGAATTGGCAGCAGCAATTGGAGACAATCCAAACTATGCAACAGATCTTGCTACATCAGTAGGAGAAAGAGTAGCCAAGGCTGGCGATACAATGACTGGACTTCTTGTCCTTTCAGCAGATCCATCAGCAAACCTTGGAGCAGCAAC